CCCAGGGTTTTTAACCGACGTGTGACTGTCGTATGTATAGTGTTTTTATATATTTCTGTTACAGATACAGGGGAATATATACGGTTTATATAACATTTTGGTAACGTTTATAACAATTTGGTAAATTGTTGTCCGCTTTTGTATTTTGGACGGATTAGTATATAGTGAGGGGTCTTTTAGACCCCGAACATGGTTTACTTATATGAGCCCCCTAAAGGGGCTCATCTAGATGGTTTTATTATTGTTACATTGGTGTATATATTGTTGTTACACAGTTAGTGTTTATTAATGCGGGGGCGTCTGTTTTATGGCAAAGTTTCAATCTGGTGCCCAGCATCCTTTAATCAAGGACACTGTTGAGGCTAAGACCAAAGTGCTATCCCATGTTAGGGAAGGCATTAGTGTTAAGCAGGCCATGGGCCTTGTGGGTAGACAAGAAGGCACCCTACGCTAATGGTTATCCAGGGATGCTAAGTTTGCCTCTGCGTTAGAAGACGCTAAAGAAGAGGGCGCCACCAGGGATTTGAGTGGTGACAAGTTTTCTTTTGAGTTTGCTGAGTTTTCAAAAAATTTTTTGAACAGTAGTGTGTTCCCTCATCAACAGAATTGGGTTGATGTTTTGGAGGGTCGTACCCCTTCTTGGTTGCATCCGTCTATGACGTATGAGCCTTCTGATGATAAGACTCGTTTGTTAATTAATGTGCCCCCTGAGCATGCCAAGTCGACTACGATTACTGTTAATTATTCGACTTACAAGATTTGTATGGACCCTGACAATACTCGTATTATTGTTATTTCTAAAACCCTGACTAAGGCTCAGGAGTTTGTTTATTCTATTAAGCAACGTTTGACTCATCCTATGTGGGCTAAGATGCAGGCAACTTATGCCCCTCCTGGTGGTTGGCGTGAGGATGCTGATTCTTGGAAAGCCAACGCTATTACTCTTTCTCGTAACTCTACCGAAAAAGACCCTACTGTTCAGGCTTTGGGTATTGGTGGTCAAGTATATGGTGCCCGCGCTAACTTGATTATTCTTGATGACTGTGTGACTGGTGCTAACGCACATGAGTGGGAAAAGCAACTTGAGTGGATTCAGAAAGAAGTTATTACTCGTCTAGATGATGAGGGTGTGCTTCTAGTGTTGGGTACACGCTTTGCTGCCAATGACCTTTACCGTGAGATTAGAAGCCCTAAGCATTGGTCTAATGGTAAGTCTCCGTTTACATATTTTGCTATGCCAGCAGTTTTAGAGTTTAAGGATAGCCCAAAAGATTGGGTTACTCTTTGGCCTAAGACTGACCAGAAGTCTGGTTCTAAAGAACCAAACGCTGAAGGTCTTTACAATAAATGGGACGGTCCAGCCCTTTATAGAAGACGTGGTGAAGTAACTCCGTCTACTTGGGCTTTGGTTTACCAGCAACAAGACATTCAAGAAAATTCAATTTTTTCCCCTGTCTGTGTTCAAGGTTCTATTAATGGTATGCGCCGTGTAGGTCCTTTACGTCCAAATGTTTTAGGTCACCCACAAGGTGGAGACTTTTACACTATTATGGGTATTGACCCTGCTATGACAGGTAACACTGCAGCAGTTGTTATGGCTTTTGAACGTGGTACTCAGAAACGTTATATTCTTGATGTTCACAATATGCGAGACCCTGACCCCCAAAAAATTCGGGCGCTCATGGAAGACTGGGTTAACAAGTACCCTATTAATGAGATGCGTATAGAAATTAACGCACATCAAAAATCTTATGCTTTAGACACTGAACTGAACCAATATTTTGCTTCACGTGGTGTACAGATTCGTTCCCATTACACAAGTAAGAACAAGTGGGATGAAACTTTTGGTGTTGCAGGTATGGCTGCTTTGTTTGGAACTGTACGTGATGGTAAACATCAAGACGACAGTTTGATTGAACTACCATCCTCTGAGAACAATGAGCACGTTAAAGCGTTAATTAACCAGTTGATTACTTGGGATGCAAACGCACGAAAGTCTCAAAAGACTGATTGTGTTATGGCTTTGTGGTTTTGTGAGATTAGGGCTAAGGAATTAGTTCAACAATCAGGTTTTATGCAAACACATATAGAAAACAGATATACAACAAGACGTGGTGTTAATCAACGTGGTGTTGTTAATTTAGATGAACTAGCAGCACAACAGTATTCTCAATTATATTATTAGGAGTTTGAATGGCACTTGATGTGCAGCAGATAGCGGATAAAGTTGAAGGTCTCCGCCGCCGCTACAGCGAACGTGATAGCCGTATGCAAAACGTTCTTTCTGTTCGACGCGGAAGAATAGAATCAATTTTCCCAGACTTTTTCCCTGAAGGTATGACAACACCAATGATTGCTAACTTCATTGATGTTGCTGCTAAAGATTTGGCGGAAGTACTTGCCCCACTTCCTTCTTTTAATTGCTCAACGGCAAACGTAAATTCTGACCGCGCCAAAAGCGCTGCAGAGAAAAGAACAATGATTGCTAACTATTATGTTCAATCATCGCGTCTACAGACGCAAATGTATACTGGGGCTGACTGGTACCTGACATATGGCTTTTTGCCAATCGTAATAGAATTAGATGCCGAAAACAGCCAGCCTCGTATACGTATAGATAATCCAATGGGTGCTTACCCAGAGTTTGACCGCTTTGGTCGCGTTATTTCTTACACACACAGATATCAAAAAACTGTTGCAGAGTTAGTTGCAGAGTTCCCTGAATACGCTAGTCAAATTATTGGACCTCAAGGTTACAAGAGTGTTGACATGTATTCAATGCTTGAACTTGTTCGATATGAAGATAAAGAACAAATAATTGTTTTTCTACCACAACGCTCAAATCTTCCATTATCTGTTGTTGAAAATCCTACTGGTGAAATATTAGTACGTGTTGCACGTAAACCAAGTATTGATGATGAGACACGTGGACAGTTTGATGATGTTATTTGGGTTCAACTTGCCAGAGCACGTTTCGCTTTTCTTGCCCTTGAAGCGGCAGAGAAAAGCGTACAAGCACCTCTTGCGTTACCTAATGATGTTCAAGAACTTGCTTTTGGTCCAGATGCTGTGTTGCGTTCTCAAAACCCACAGCAAATCCGCAGAGTCGGATTGGAATTACCAACTGCAGCATTTACAGAACAATCATTATTACAGCAAGAAATGCGTTTGGGCGCACGATATCCAGAAGGTCGCTCAGGCAACATTGATGCCAGCATCATTACTGGACAAGGCGTCCAAGCGTTACTTGGTGCATTTGATTCACAAATCAAAGCAGGTCAACAAGTACTTGCACAAACACTTGAAGATGTTGTTTCTCTCTGTTTACGTTTAGATGAAAAGATTTTCCCATTCGAAAGAACAGTTCGTGGGTACAATGATGGTTCCCCATATGAACTTAAATACAATCCAACTAAAGACATCAAAGGTGATTACACCGTTGAGGTACGTTACGGATTAATGGCAGGGTTAGACCCTAGCCGTGCACTTATATTCTCACTTCAAGCACTTGGTGGAGATTTAGTTTCTCGCGAATTTGTAATGAGTGAACTACCTTGGTCTGTTAACGTTGCCAAGGAACAAGAACGCATAGATATTCAACGTATGCGTGATAATTTAAATAAAGCAGTTAGCGCTGCTGCTGGGGCTTTACCTGAAATGATTGCAACAGGTCAAGATGTTTCAACTTTGTTAAATAAATTTGCTGACATTATTGAAAAAAGACGTGATGGTATATCAATTGAAAATGCTGTTAAAGAAGCATTCCAACCAGAACAACCTGAACCTACTCCAGCAGGCACAGAAAATCCAGAACAAGTTGCAGCGCAACCGTCCCCTGTCGGCGCTCCTTCGGCTGGTCCTGCTGGAGCCCTTCCTCCAGATTTAACCGCAATTATGGGACAGTTAGCAGGATAAAATGACAAAGCGCACACACCCTGACTATGTAAAGATGTTTCAGGATTCGTTAAACGGCTTTGTTCAAGACTTACATCCAATGGGTGCTATGGCAACAGGCGTTATAACAGTTGTTGAAATGATTGATTCCGAAGGAAGATATTTTTTACACGTATTAGATGACGGTAAGTCTCCGATTTGGAAACTTAAAGGAATGCTAGACGCAGCACACATTCAACTAGATGATAAAGAATTTGATGAGGACGAAGATTAATGGCAATTAGAGAACAAGTATCAGGTCCTGGTAGTAATTCAAAGAGAACTGATTTAAATGTTTCTAGACAACCAGCAAGATATATGTCTGGTGGTTCTTATGGTGAAGGTCAAGAACTTATGGGTCTTCAACAAGGTGCAACTATGGCTGGTCCAACTCCAAATATGGTTGGCGGTGGACGTGGTGGTATGTCTAAACCTATTTCTTCTTTCGCTGCAACATCCCCAATTACTCAACTTACTGCACCAACTGAAAGACCAAATGAACCACAAACTGCTGGTATGCCTTTTGGTCCTGGAACAAATTTTATAAGTCTTCCACCAAGTAATCAAAGAACTCCTGCAAATGTAGCAACTGAAATGTTAAATAATCCACAAGTGCAAGACATTGCAGGTGTTGCTGATATTTTTATGGCAATGGAAGGTCAAGGCAAAGGTTTTGGGTATTAATGTCTCGGATACCAGGATGGAATCCACCAGAACCTTTTAGACCTGCTGGTAATCAATATTTACCAGAATTAGCAGTAGCGTCTTATCGCGCTAATTTGCCAGAAAAAGATTTACAACAAATTAATACTTGGAGTAAACTCTATGACAAACATAGAGAATTACTTAAGATGGACAACAAAGATGCTAACGAAGAATTTCTTCAACTTGATGACGGTATTCAAGAAGCATTAAAAAGTACTTTTGATAATCCTGATTATTTAAATAAACCAAGCAACTGGACAATATTAGGAACAATAGGTTCCCTTGCTAAAAAAACAATTCAATCACCTTTCACTGGTGCTTTCAAAGCATTGCAAGGTTACAGTCAAGCATTAACTGGAACTGTTGGTGGAACACTTACTTATGCTAAGCAAACAGGTCAATACACACCAAGCATGCTTAACTTCTGGTCTGATGACTGGGATGGCAAACGTATATGGAACGTTGAATATACAAAAAAATTAGAAGAAACATACGGTCCAGGTATGTCTGCTTTAGCAAAAGGTTTAGTAACAGGATGGACACCTGGTCGAGTAATTGAAGAAGCAGGTGGGGTGACACCTGAACTTGAACGTGCTTTATCTTTCATGCAAGAAAACCCACAAGACTTTGCTGACATTCTTGGTGATTATCGCAGAGCACAAGTAAGTCCTGGTAGAGAAGTTGCCAGAAGACAAATGCGTTTATCTCCTGATGCACCTTTGGCTGAAGAAAAAGTTTTTGACAGAATTTCTGGAACATATGATGCAACGTTTCAAATACTTGCAGACCCTTTAACTTGGGCAACTGCTGGTACTTGGGCTGCAGGTAAAGCACTTGTTAAAGGTGTACAAGCAGGAGAACGTGTTGGCGTTCTTGGAAAACTTACTTTAAAAGAAAACTTACAACCTAGAACACCTATTATTAATAAGGGTGCTATTTATGGAACTTTATTTAAAAAAGGTATTGCACCTGAATTAGCAGTTCCTAAAGTATTTGAATTTGATGAAGTTAAAAAAGTATGGGACGGCATACCTGATGTAACTCCTGGTCTTGGACCGTTGTTAAAACAGTTTAGAGAAGGCGCACCAGAAGTTAGAACAAGAGTTATGACTTCTATTGCCCAAAATTATCCTGCATATAACAATGATGCTATTGTTCGTAAACTTGCTTTCGGTGGCATTGAAGACTCAAAATCTGCTGCACAATATTTTACTAACACACAACATGCTTTAGATTTGTTTAGTGGTAAATCTAACAGCATGATGTTCTATAGAACTAACAATGTTGTTACCGCAACTAAGTCTTCACTATGGGCTAACTCAATTCGTAAATCAATTGGTGACATATTCAGTAGTAGACTTAAAGGTACAACAGATGTTAATCTTTTTGAAGCAATCCAAAAAACAGATAACGTTGTTGATACCGCATATCTTGAAGGTAAATACATTGAAGTTGGTGGGGACCTTTCTAAAGCGATAGCACGTATTTCTGATTTAAGACAATCTGACCCATTGTTTATATTTGCTGCAGAAAAAATGAAAACATTTTCTTCAAAAGTAAATAAACTTGCATCTCGTGCACCACTTGGTAGACCAATCTTTACAGATGACAAGATGGTTGGGGAAACATTAAATACTTTCAGAGATACAGCACGTTTAGTTTTACCTAAAGAAGAAGCAGGGGTATTAACTCAAAGGTTTGCTGACTTAAAAGAATATGACAGAATAGTTCTTCTTAGAGGTTTGTACACAGATATTTTACACAGCAGTGGTTTAGGTGCAACCCCTGGTGGTTCTACTATTATTGAAACAATACTTAAAGATAAATTTGGTGGCTTAGGTACTTTTGCTACAGGTAATGTTCTTGACATTCCTAAGAATTTACAAGTAAGTGATTTAGCAAGAGTTGGTTCTGAACTAGGTGCAGAGTTTGATAAAGTAAAAGTTCAATCACCTTTACATAATTTTCAATTCACTCCAGCAATTGGTCAACTAGATTGGCTTGAGATTGCTAAACTTCAATCAGATAATGCTAGAATTTTTAACGGATTACGTCGTCTAGGTGTAATCATTAATGGTCAAGCAGTTTCTCAGTACACTAATGCTTGGACTTTATTAACTCTTGCCCCTAAACTTGGTATTCGTGCAACAATAGACGAACTATTCTTATTTACTTTGTACGCACCTAAAGAAGTTATGTACAATTATTTACGTGGTGTAGGAAGAACAGCCGTTAAAGTTCTTGCTGCTGCTAAAGGTAAGCCAGAAGGTTTGTCTCTTACAGGTGAAAACGTATTTAAAATACAAAACATGATTAGTAACGAAGAGCGCATTGCTCTTCAGAAACAAATCGAAGAAGAATTTCCTTTAGACTTTAATCAACAGAAAAAAGCATTATCAACTAGGTTGTTTGGTCTTGCCTTAGATAGATTAAAGATAGAACAAGGTTTAGGTAAACATATTCCTGGTTCTGGTGGTTTAAATGATTCAGATATTGAATCCCTTAAAGAACTTTTCTTACATAATCCTTTAGGTTTTGACGCACTTGCTTCTTCTCAAGCAAGAACTGCTGGTTTAAGTGGCGGATTCCTTCGCCCAACAGAAGACTTAATGGCTAATGAAGTCATGGAAACTGCCATGAAAGAACTTGGTGTTAAGAATCCAGGTAAATGGGTTAATCTTCCTAGCAGTGCGGCTAGAGCAGAAAGAGTTTTGGGACAATACTCTAACGTTTCTGCAAGATTTAGTAGTAATTACGAAAAATTTGGTATTAAAACCGATACTCCTCAACAGATATTTGTTAGAAATAATGGTTTAGAGAATCAACAAGACTTCACTAATGCTGTTACTGATGTTCTAAAACTGTTTGGTGTTAAGTTACCTGCAGGAAAAACATACTTAGACCTTGTTAGAGATGTTAAATCAGGTTTATTAGTTGACCCAATGAAGGAATTAGCAGAGGGTCCTGGACGTACTCTACTAAATTCTTTATCAGAGTACGCTACTTTAAAAGGTTCAGCCTCAGATGTAGAAATTATAACACGTTGGGTTGAACAACACCTATTAGATTTACGTAAATCATTTCATGGTTCAGCAGATTTAAGTGTATTCAATACTAAATTGTTTAATAGAGTTAAACAAGGAAGTATTAAACAAGTATCTAAAGGTGAAATAGATAAAGTTATTACACCATTTAGATGGAATCAACTTCCTATACAAGAATTTGATGAACTTGTTAAAGATAATCTAATTGCTGGTGATTTGTTAGTACCATTCCAAGCAGGACCAACTAACTTAAAAGAATACTTTGCTGAATACGGTACTAAAATATTTGAAGCAATGGACCAACAGGTAACATCATATTTCCGTACACCTGCTTTTATGTCTTTCTATCTTGAAAGAATGGATAACTTCCGTAAAGGTGGATATAGACAACAATCTGTAAAAGAATTTGTTAATAAATTTCGTGCTGAAAAGATTGAAAGAGTTGGTAGACCTCTTTCTGCTGCTGAAGAAATTAAAATAATTCAAAGAGCAGAAGATATGACAGCCAGAGCAATAGTTGAATATTCTGTTCAAGATTCATTAAATTCAATTATGAAGTTTGCTGATAACCCTGATGTTAGAACAGCACTTGCATTTAATATGCGTAACGGTTCACGTTTCTATCGTGCAACAGAAGACTTTGTTAGAAGACTATATAGATTAAAAGACCATTCATTAAAAACAGTTATGAGAATGCGTCTTAGTGCATTAGGTTTGAGTGCTTCAGGGTTTATTCATGAGGATGCACAGGGTCAAGGATACCTTGTTATGCCTATGGATGACCTGATATTCCAAGTAGTTGATAAGCCTTTAAGAGTATTAACTGGTGGAAAACCAGGGTATAGTCAACCATTAGTTGGTGACTTTACTTTTAAATTACAACAACTAAACCCATCATTTGGTCCAGATGCAACAACACCAACATTATCTGGTCCATTAGCAAGTTTAAATATTTATTTAGTTAAATCAATTCTTGGTCGTTTAGGACCAGATGGCAGATATGCTGCAGATAAAGTTGATAATATTTTACTTGGCGATATTGGTGATAACTTAGATTTAAAGAAAGCAATACTTCCATTATCTTTAAATAGATTATGGAGTATCATTGGTGCTGGCGAGAAAGATAAACAAGAAGCATCTGCTGTTCATCAAGTAATTGCATATAATGCAGCACATGGTAAAGGTTTACCTGTTGATGCTACCCCTGAAGAACAATAT